TCAGCCCCCGGCGTAGGCCTCCTTGTCGGCGACGTTGTCCACGCCACCGACCGCCGCGTGCGCCTCGATCACGACGCCCTGCTCGGCGGCGAGCCGGGCGATAGCGGCATGCCGCGAGGCGAGGTTGCTCGCGGCTTCCTGCGCGGCCATCAGCGCCGCGATGAGCGTGCCCCGGCCCATGTTCTTCGCAACCAGGCCACCGACCTGGCCGTCGATCGCAGAGGCCACGTTCGCAGCCGCCGCGCTGGCCGCCTCGTGGTCGGCCTGGAGTTGGGGGAAGGAAGTGAATTCGGCGTTCACGTCGTACCTTTCGTCAGTGTCGTACGGGTTCAAATCAGTGGCGGGCCTGCCCTCAGGGGCCTGTTCGGCGTCCGCCGCAGGCGTATGCTCCTCGGTCGGAGCGGGTTCCTCCTCGGGTGCGGGTTCCTCCTCCTCGTCGATGACTTCGGCGTCCTCGATCTCACGTGTGGCCTTGTAGTCGGCGTAGGCCTTCCGCGCACCCGCTGCGGCCTGCCTTCCGACGCGGGCGGCCCCGCCGAGGACCTTGAGCAGTCCGTACGTGCCGCCCGCGACCGCCGCGGCGGTCCCACCGGTCACCGCGAACACCGCAGACACCCACCAGCGGAGGTTGCGCGGGCTCGGCGGGTCACCCGAGGCGGTCGGCCGGGTCAGATACTTCTGCACCTGGTCGTAGCGAGTCCGCGCGGCCGCGAACCCGCGCTGGAACTCGAGGTTGGCCTGTGCCGCGCCGGCCCGGAGCCCGCCCACCGTGGCTGCGCGGGCGGCGGGCTTCTTGACCAGCGCCGCGGTGACGACGCCGGACACGACGAGCAGCAGCAGAACGGCGATCACTTGCGGCCTCCCGTGTTCACGGTCTGCTGGTAGGCGGTTTTGGCTTCACGGCCGAGGTCGGCGGTGTTGAAACCGAAGAACGTCACCCCGGCGACGACCAGCAGCGTCGGCACGAACAGCGCGACGATCGCCGTTGCCCGGCCGACGTGGTTCTTCTTGCCCCACACGTCGCAAATCCAGATGGCCAGGCACACGCCCAGCGCGACGGCGGGGAACAGGGGGTTGATGCGGCCGGTGACCATGCGGACGACGACCTCGAAGCCCGTGCCGATAAGGCCGATGCCGACGACGAGCATCCACCAGGCGGTGAACGTCGGCCATGCACGCTTCCAGACGAACACGACACCCACCGTCAGCATCAGGGCGGTTCCGGTGCCGAGCCCGACAAGCCAGTTCACGTCGCGGGTTCCTTTCAGGCGAAGAAGTGGAGGATCAGGTAGACGACGACGGCCGCCGTGGTGAACTCCGGGAGGTAGACGATCATGGCGAGGATGTAGAACGCCGAGTACAGGAGCGTGCGAGCCACCAGCACCACCCGCCAAGACCACACCAGGATTCCGACGTCGCGGGGGAGCCACTGCGGCTCCCAGCGTTCACGCGCGAACGTGACCGGCGAGGCCATGTAGGCGGGCCGTTCACGTGCGATCCAGTCCGACAGCGGGCCCTGGACGAACTCGACGAGCTGGCCCAGCCGCGGCACCTCGGGCCTGGCGGGAAGCTGAGCGGGCTGGTCGTCACGCAGGGGCACGACCTGGGCAACCTGCTCGGCCGCCTGGTCGGCGGGCTGCTCGGTCTCGGTTTCCGTCTGCTCGGCGGGCGTCGCGAACGGCGAGCGGATGCTACGCGGCACGGTGTTCACCTCCTTCGGTGGTTGACTTCGTCGGCGCTGTGCCGCAGTTCGGCGGCGTAGTGGGTGTAGAGCCGGTTGCCCTCGGCCTCGTCGGCGTTGTGCGTGTCGGCGAGCTCGGCCGCGAGGTACCGGACGGCCTCGTGGAACGCGGCCTTCGGGTTCTCCGCTCCCTTGATGCGGGCGTGGAACCGCATCTTGCGGGCCTCGCGACGGGTCGGCTTGGCGGGCATGTGACTCCTCCCGATAGTCACGGACGGTTACGGCTGACGGGGCCGTGGTACGATCTCGCGCACATGCGCGTACGTGCACCCGCGCGCGTTGGGCCGCCCCGCGTCGGCGGTTCGCAGCCCTGATCGGCGCTCGGCCCCACCGTGCGGCTGTTCACTTACTGTCACGGGCGCACATGCAGGCGATCAGGAAGTCCCAGTCGATCCGGGTCATCTCCTCGCCCTCGGGCACCAGCTCGTACAGCCCGGCCAGGTGCTTGTCGAGCGCGTCAGCGTAGGTGCGGAACACCCCGAGCAGCAGGTCCCCCTGCGTGATGCCGAACAGCACGTACTTGCCGTCCGGGGACGGCTGCACCCGCAGCGCGGTGGTGTCCGGCTTCGACAGGCACTCGGCCCGGCCCGTGACGCCGTCCCGCAGGACGTCGCGGGGCGCGACCACCGGGGCCGGCCAGTCCTCGATCTCCAGGCGGACGAAGAACGGGTCACCCGTCCGGTAGATCAGGTAGCCGTTGTGGAACTCCTCGCTGGCCTCGTCCCACATGGGGAGGTAGCAAGTCCGCTCGGCCGTCTCGTCCGTCTGCGTCGTCGTCATCAGTTCGCTCCCTTGCCGTCTGCGGACGGGCCGTTCCCGTCCGCGTTGTTCGTGGCGGACGGGAACGGCCCGTCCGCCACCTTCTTCGTCCGCGCGGACGAGCCGTTCCCGTCCGCTCCGTTCACGCCGGACGAACCGTCCGTCTGCAGCAGGTGCAGCAGTGCGCTGGCGCGCTCGTTGCTGATCGTCTGCCCGTCCGCCTTGATGGCGGCCGCGAGACGGTCGCGCGTCAGCCGTACGCCCGTCTGCTCGTGCTTGGCGAGGATCGTCCGTCCGAGCGGCAGCAGTTCGCTGAGGTCGTTCGGACCTGCGGTCCGTCCGCCCGTCCGGTTTGCCCGTCCGCCGTTCGTCCGCCCAGACGGCCGCGTGTTCGTCCGCCGTCCGTCCGTCCGCTTCCCGCTGGACCGTCCGCCCGGACGAGGCCTGCCGTCCGCCCCGTCCGTCCGCTTGTTCGCGGGCTTTTCGTCCGCGTTTCGTCCGCCGTCCGTCTGCTTGCCGTCCGCGACGTTCGTCCGCCCGGCCGGAGTGTTCTCGTCCGCCGTCCGTCCGCGCCAGAAGAAGAACCAGCGACGCCGTCCGTCCGGCTTTTCGTCCGCGCCGTCTGTCCGCTTCTCGTCCGCTTGTCCGTCCGCTTGTCCGTCCGCTTCGTCCGCCGGACGGGCGAACAGCGGCCGGTACATCGGGACCAGGCGGGCGCCGACCCGGTTCACGAACCGCGCGATGTTCTCCATCGCGGCGGCCGCGTCCGGGTCCGCGCCGTACACCTCCTGCGACACTGCCGCCAGGTGCGTGAGCGCGAGCTCCAACTGGGCGCGCTGCGCGGCGATCACTGCCGATTGCGTTCTCGCTATCGCCTGCCGCGCGGCCGTGTTCGCCCGCTTGGCCCGCGCCAGCGCGATACATACGTCCGGGTCGGAAATGCCCTCGGCGATGCCGACCTTGTACGCCGTCCACGTCTCGCCCCGCAGCGAAGGAAGCAGCCACCTCTGCTTGGCGAAGCTCGGCGCGGGCTGCTTGTGCGTGCCCTGCACGTGCTGGTTGTGCGCGTGCCGCCAAACGCCGTACATGTGCCACAAGATCGGAGACAGCATCGACGCGGCACCGAACATCACCGCGGCGTCGCCCGTGACCGCATGGCCTTCGTTGTGCGTGTAGTTCAGCAGCCCGACAGCCAGCCCGATCCCGTACGACATCAAGCGCGTCCCGAGCGCTGAGTAGCCCTTGAGCAGCTTGTCGTGGGCGTAGAACCCGACGTTCAGCGCAATCGACTCGGTTATCGCCGCAGCCAGAGCGGCCGACCACGCCGACCAGCCGGCGCCGAGGTGCAACGCGAGGAACTGCCCGGTGATCGCCAACACGTTCACGCCAAGGTTCGCGGCAGCCAGGACCGCCCCGCGCTGGATCGTGCGGAGCGTCGCCAGCCGGGCCGACCACACCTCACGGGTGCGGGTCCGCTTGGTCCGTTTCTGCTGCACCGTGGTCTGGTCCGACAGCCGCCGCAGGTCGGCCACGTGGTGCGCGGCCTGCATCTCCAGTTCGCGACGGGCCTCATCGCGCATCCGCTGCTGCGCCAGGCGGAGACGCTCGGCCTCCAGCCGGTCGCGGGCGCGCTGTGCCTTGGTCGCGAAGAGTCTCATGCCGCGACCTCGATGTCCTCGTAGGTGCCGATCCCGTAGATGCGCCGCTTCTTCGGGCCGGTGCCGCCGATCACGCCGTACCGGTCGTACGGCAGGTAGCTCGCCCGCTCGACGCAGGGGCCGGCCAGCCCGGTGAACGGGCAGCCCGCGCAGGCGTCCCGCGCGTAGGCGTCGTTGTCGGCCAGCTCGTCCTTGACGGGGTACCAGGTGTCGGGGTCGGTGCCCGGCTGGCGGCACAGCGCGGACGGGGTGAGGAGAAGCGCGTCGAGCTCAGCCCGGCGTTCGGCGGCGTTGCGGTCGGCCTCGGATGTGACAGTGCGGTGGCTGGGTGCCACGATGTAGCTGGGCATCGGGTCTCGGGTCCTTTCGCGAGAGACAGTGAGACCTGGTGTCAAGGGCGTCGCCTGGGAGTGGAGTCCTGGGCGGCGCCCGCAGCTTCGAGGTGGGGCGGCTTGCCGGTGGAGCGGTGAGCCGCCTTTTTCGATCCTCTGTTACGCTATGTTTACTAGTAAACAGACGTCGCCGATCAATGTCAAGCCGATCGCCCGACAACCCGCACGACTACTCCGTAATACGATCAACGCCCTGGAGCAGCGACGAAGGAGAGGACCCGACCGTGTCCGTCGAGCGGTATGCCCTGGTCCAGGAGGATCTACGGGCCAAAATCCTCGACGGCACCTACCCGGTCGGCGAACCACTCCCCCACACGGACCAACTCAAGGAGATGTACCGCGTCAGCACCGCCACCATCACCAGAGCCATGAAGACGCTCAAAGACGAAGGGCTGATCTGGCGCGTCGCGAACAAGGGGATGATCGTCCAAGGGCCGCCCGTCGTCATCGACATCCCCCTCGCGATCACCCGCATGGACGAAGTCCGAGAATGGACCCTCGCCTGCCAGCGAGCGGGAACCACCGGATATCTCCTCCCAACACCAGGGAGCGGCTACCGCGACACCGCCACCCCCGACGTCGCACAGGATCTCGGCCTCGACGAAGGAACACCCGTCGCCGCATGGGAATCACGCGGCACCATCGCCAAGCGGGTCGTCTGCATCGACCACACCTATGTGTCACAGGAACGCAGAGAAGCTGGCCTGGCCGCCTACGAAGTGCCGCGCTCGGCCGCCCGACTGGACCTCCGCACCAGCGTCCGTGCTGCCACCCCCGAGGAAGCGCGCACCATGAAGATCAGCCGCGGCAGTCCCGTCCTCGACATCGTCCGCATCACCTACGACGACACCGGGCCCGCCCAGGTGCAGTACCGCACGTTGAACCCGCAGCGAGTCCGGATCACAGACCGCAGTCTCCCCCCGACGTCCCCCAGCTCATCCCACCAAAGCGCTTGACTTTGGTCACACACGCATTCAGGCTCACATCTGCGCAAGTTTGTACATGTTCGCAGGCAGGAGTTCACCCATGGCACTAAAGTTCTACGGCAAGGGCGGCAGCGAGCAAGATAGCTGCCCCTCGGTACACGCGGACGACACTGACGGCAGCCTCGTGATCGTTGGTTGGCCGGAAGAGGACCCAGACGTACTCGCCAAGATCCAGGAGGTCAGCCACATCGAATCTCACGAGCGGGCCTTCCGAGTACCGAGAGAGTTGAAGAAAGCGCTGTGGGAGGCATGCGGTGGCAATGATCCAGATTTTGGCTGAGATGTTCGCCCAAGCCCAGCGCTCGGTGACGCACCTGGAGCTGCGTGACACCTACGGCCAGAGCCGCGGTTTCCAGGCATGGCAGGACGGTGTACCGCTGGAGGAAATCTCCCGATTCGAGTTCTGGCTTCCCTGGATCGACCTCGTGAAGGGGCACGTGAACCGGGGAGTGTCGTTCCGTCGCGCACGGGTCATCTCCGAGCCGGTCAGCGATTACATCCGGTACGAGAACCTCGCCACCCCCTTCACCAACCTGGCAGCCGGCGAAAAGGTGAGATGGCTTCCCCGCCCACAGGCGAAAGACATCGCCCTTCCCGGCTGCGACTTCTGGCAGTTCGATGACCACCTGGTGTGCTGGGTATTCCAGAGCGGCGACGGCGAACCCGCGGGTTACGAGCTGAGCGAAGACCCCGCCGAGGTCACGCTGTGCTCGTCAGCATTCGAGGCTGTGTGGAAGCGGGCCCTCGACCACTCGGAATACCGGCCCGCCTGATCAACCTCCGCACGTGCACAGCTCCCAGTCTTCCAGCGCCCAGCAGGCCCGTCAGGCAATCGCCGACCGGCTGCGTGAGATCCTGCGCGACTCCGGCCTGACCGCCCGGGCGCTGGCACGACAGGCGGGGTGGGACGAGACGAAATGCTCGCGGCTCATCCACGCTCGCACCCCGCCCAGCGATGAGGACATCCGACTGTGGTGCACCATCTGCGGGGTGCCAGAGGAAATCCCGAATCTGATCGCCGCCACACGCAACGCCGAGAACGCCTACGTGGAGTGGCGGAGGGTCCAGCGCAGTCAAAAGCGGATGCAGGAGTTGCGGCTGACGCTGTACGAAGAGACTCACCTGTTCCGCTTCTACTGTTCCAACGTCATCCCCTGGCCCCTGCAGACCCCTGCCTACATGCGGGCCCTCATCACTCGCTTCAACGAGTTCCATCAGGCCTCGGCCAGCGATATCGACGAAGCGGTCAAGGCACGGGTCGCACGCCGCCGCTACCTCGCCAGCGGCACTCGCCGCTGCGCCATGATCATTGAAGAGTCGGTGCTGCGCAACCGATTCCCCGGCGGCGACGAGGTGATGATCGAGCAGCTCCACTACATGCTGACCGGCATGGACCAACCGAACCTTTCCCTCGGCATCATCCCGTTATCTGAAAGCCGTGCACAGAAACCTGCGGAAACGTTCTCCATCTACGACGAAGCGCGGGTCTTCATCGAACTCGTCTCCGCAGCCGTCACCATCACCCAGCCGCGCGAGATCGCCCTGTATGTGAAGTGCTTTAACGACCTGGCCTCGGCCGCCGTCTACGGAGACAAGGCCAGGACTCTGATCAGGTCCGCCATCAGCGCATTGGAATAGCCGTGCAAGTTCGTACAAGTTTGTAGAGACGCGACTACGCGGTTTCTTACCTTCGCTGTGTGCCCCGCCACACCGACACCCATGAATCCGCTGGGCAGCAGGACCAGGAAAACGCCACTCGCACCGCCACCCACCTGGCCGGCCTGCTCGCACACCACAACATCCCCGCTGACGTTCACGCACTGCCACACGGGCGCGTCGTCGTCTCCGTCTTCGCCGGGCTCGTCGCCCACGTCACCGCCAGCCACATCTGGTGGCACGTCCCCGACCTCACCGGCAAACGCACGCGGCCGCTGACCGCCTACGCCCATACCGCCGAAGCCGCGGCCGTACGACTCGCGCGCCTCTACACCGATATGCGCGCGATGCCCCTCGCTGACCTCCTCTCGACCGGGGCAATCCGCCCGCTCGCTGCCGCTCTCCTCGACGACACACCCCGTGATGCTGCTCCCCTATGACCCTGGCCGCGCCGAAGAGGCAGCCGAACTGCAACAGCAGTGCCCCGCATGGCTCATCATGTGGCGACCCTGGGCACGACAATTCACCGCGTTCTACTGCGGCGACAGCCCCAACGGCTGCAGCATCGACGCACCCAACACCCGCGAGCTACACCACCAGATGGCCGTAGCCGAACTCGAGCTCTGGCGGGCCACCGGCGCTCCACCGCACCGGACACCCACACCCACCCGGCCGCGAGGCCAGGTCCGCCAGGCACAACCCCGTGGCCACGAGACGACCCCGCCTTCACACCCTCCGGGGGGTGCGCGCGGAGGGCGGCAACCCTCTCGTGGCCACGGGCTCCACCACACAATCCCTCAAGGGAAGGAATGAGGATGCAGCTCGAACCTGTCCACTTCTTAGAGTTGGAGATCACCGGCCGCTGCCAACTCAACTGCGGCCACTGCTACGCCGAGTCCGGTCCGACCCGCTCACACGGCACCATGACCACGGGCGACTGGGAGAACCTGCTCACCTCCGCCCCCGGCGCCGGAATCAAGACCGTGCAGTTCATCGGCGGCGAGCCGACACAGCACCCCGACTTCGAGCACCTGCTGAAGCACGCCCTCGCCCAGTCCCTCAAGGCCCAGGTGTTCTCCAACCTGTTCCACGTGCCCGACCGGCTGTGGAACGTGCTCGACGACCCTAACGTCACGCTGGCCACCAGCTACTACAGTGACAACCCCGACGAGCACGACCGCGTCACCGGCCGCAAAGGTTCCCACGCCCGCACGTTGGCCAACATCCAGGAGGCCCTACACAGGGGCATCCCGCTCAAGGTCGCGGTCATCGAGCTGTGGGATGGGCAGCGAGCGCAGCAGGCGTGGGACCAGATGCGGGACCTCGGGGTGAACCGCCTCGGGGCGATCGACCGGATGCGCGGCGTCGGCCGAGGCGCCGACACCATCGAGACGAGCGTCAACGAGCTATGCGGTCAGTGCGGCAACGGCCGCGCCGCCATCTCCAGCACTGGCGACGTGTGGATGTGCGTCATGAGCCGCTGGATGCAGCCTGCGGGGAACGTCAAGACGACGCCGCTCGTGGAAATCCTCACCGGCCCGGTCTGGCGGGACCTCGTCACTCACGTGCCCCGCCGCCACGGCGCGACCGCATGCAAACCGGGCTCGGATGGCAACGACTGCGCACCGGCCGAAACGATCTGTGAGAGCAACGCTCTCATCCTGCCCGTCCGAGGTCGCCAGGTGGTTCACCTCGCCGGGATCGGCCGGTGAGAGCAGACTGACCGTCATGGACTGGCATCCCTACGCGCAGCAGCTCGCCGACCGCGTCACCCATCCGGGGTCGCGGTGGCGCGAAGCCGTCGCCAACATCCCACGCCACCAGTTCGTGCCCGCCTGGTGGACCTGGAACAACCGATGGGAAGTACGGTACGGCCGGGACGATGAAACAGCATGGGTCAACGCTGCCTACGCCGACCGCACGCTCGTCACGAAGATCGGCACCCTCCACGCCGACCACGCCAAGCCCGGCGACGAACCGACTGGCCGGCCCACCTCCTCCAGCACGCTGCCCGCTCTCGTGCTTCAGATGTACCGGCACGCCAGGATCGGCGACAAGGACAGCGTCCTCGACGTCGGCACTGGCTCCGGGTACGGCACGGCCGTACTGTGCCACCTGCTCGGTGATGACCGGGTCACATCGATCGACGTGGACCCCTACCTCACGGCGGCCGCCACCGGTCGGCTGTCCGAGGTCGGGTACCGTCCGCTGATCGTCACCAGTGACGCCACGGCGCCGCTACCGGGAGTGTTCGACCGGATCGTGGCAATGGTGTCGGTCCGCCCGGTCCCGGCCTCGTGGCTGGAAGCTCTCCCCACGGGCGGGCGGCTCGCGACGACCATCACGAACACCAGTCTGATCGTCACCGCCGCGAAGACCGACGACGGCGGCGCGACAGGCCAGGTCGAGCGGGACTGGGCGATGTTCATGCGTACACGGCACGGGACCGACTACCCGCCCAGCCTGGCCGAGCTGATGGCCACCGCGCGGACCGCCGAGGGTGAGCACGTCGCGATGACCCGCTTCCCCGTCCTCGACATCGAGGAAGACGCCTGGGAGCTCCGCTCGATGCTGGAAGTCATGGCCCCCGGCATCGAGCACGGCTACCACGAGAATGGGGGCACCCGGACCGCGGTCATGGTCCACTCGGACGGGTCGTGGGCGCGGGCTGTGCAGGCTGAGCACGCACGGCCTGTCGTGCACCAGGGCGGCCCGCGCCGCCTGTGGGACATCTTCGACGAGGCACGCGACTACTGGCTGCAGCACGGCATGCTGCCGCTGTACGGCGCGGCCGTCCGGATCGACCCGGACGGGACGATCCACCTGCGGCGCGGCCGGTGGAAAGCCACCATCGGCTGACCCGCCAAGTATTCACTTCGGGTTGATAGTTCCCGGAAACGACGAAAAGCGCCCCGCCCCTCCAGAAAGGAGGAGCGGGGCGTTCTCACATTACGGGGGGCTACCGCTGGTCGGCCGGAAGGTCCGGCCTCGGGGTGTGCCTGGCCTTGTAGCCGGTGGCCGCCGTCAGCGCGGTCGGCAGCAGCGGCAGCGTGATCGTCTCGATCCAGTCCGGCAGGAACGCGATCATCGACGGGGTGTCGCTGATCGCCTGGATCACCGCGACCAGCGCGACACCGGCCAGGTACGACGCCAGCGTCATCGCCTTGACCTTCGCCTCGATCGGCGCCTTCACTTTCACCTTACTCATAGCCCCTCCTCTGGGACAGCCTGAAAAGCGGAACCGCTATCAGCGACTGTAACGATGCATGATCGCCTTGAATGCGCTGGACGTCTCCAACACCACCGGGCCCGTGCTCTTGTGCCGGATCGTCACCCGGCCCCGGTGCAGCAGCGACAGCTTGAACTGGCCACCCAGGTCCACCTCGACCCGGCCGCCCTGGTCGGCGTAGACCGTGAGGAGCTTCCCGACAGGCCACGCGATATCCACCGGCGACCCATCCGCGAAATGCCGGGTCAGCCCGACCCGCACCGGCTCACCCGGCTCCAGCCCTCGCAGCGCGACGTGAGCGGCGACATCCGCCCACACGTCCACATCCGGCGCGATCGACTGACCGCCTCCCGGATGCCAGCCGGCGGTGTCCCGCCATTCCTCCGTCCACCACGGCTGCCAGTCCACCGAGGCGGGAACTTCGACCTCGGCCGTCAGGCCCAGCGATACGACTTCCGGCACAGGCTCCTCCTGGTCCTGCTTGATGGGACGCAACGGCACCACCGGAACGACCATGTCCTTCGGTCGTGGCGCACCCCTCTGGATCCACTGGTACAGGTCCGGGCCAGGGCACGATGTCGGATACCCGTCCTTGTGACCCTTGACCTCACCCCCGGCGCCACCGACCTTCCGCAGCCACTCGATCGCGTCGAGGATGCCGTGCAGCATCCCTGGCGGCGGCACCACCAGCCCCGCATTCCCGACCAGCCCAAGCACCGCGTAATGCCCCGAGTTCAGGCCGGGTCCGTTCGCGGCGCACAGGTGGCCGGGGCCGCGGCCGACGAACACCTTCCGATGTGGACAGGCGGCGGCCGAGTACCCGATGTCCATCCACCCGTTGCCGTCCATGTGCATTGACTGGATCGACTTCACCGCAGCGATACACCGGGAATGGTCATCCACGATCCGCGGGTCCACCCGGCCCCCGGTGTAGTGCACCTTCACGCCCCGAGTGGAATAGATCCGGTCGTAGGTACCCTTAGGCTGGCGGGCGCCCCACTCGGCGCGCGTCACCAGGTCAACCGCCATCACGACCTCCCCCGCTCTCGATATCGGTACCGCTATCGGTAGGAATCTCGGCGTCCAGGCGGTGCGTCACACGGGCGATCACCCGATGCTCCTGCAAATGCGCCGCCAGCGTATCCTCCACCCGATGCACGGCCCGTTCCGTGCGGTTCACCGCGTCCCTCAACGACGTGCCGTGATTCGCCTGCAACTCCGCCTCCATCGTCGCGAGCCGCACCATCACCCCAGGCCGGCCCGGAACACCCGGACGGTCCTCCGTACCGAACCAGTCATCCCAAAAGTCGCCCGCCCGATCCGTCACATCCTTGATCTTCCTACCTGGCTTCACCACCAGGATGTACAGCCCTGTCGCCGCGTTCGCCAAAATGGCGATCACTCCGGCCGCAGCGATGATCGTCTCCGATGCCACAGCTCAGGCCCCTCTCACGCACGCACAGGATGCATGCCGACGAACGTGCTCGGCGGCTTCACCGTGAACGACGGCCGGCCAAAACCAGCCGCCGCCCGCCGCTGCGCCACCGCCATGCGGCGCCCCTGCACCCGCACCGGGTCAAGCCGCATCGCACGGATCGGCGACAGCGGGTCCTTCTCCGCGACACGATCCGACCCGACGAACTTCAGCGCCGCCTGACGCTCGACCTGCGGCGCGGCGACCATCTGCACTCGGTGCCGCTTCACCGACGCGATCCGCTCCAGATGCGCCTGCAGGCGAGTCTCATCACTCACCCCCGGCGTCCAGCACGTCGGCAGGTTCCGCGTCTCCCTGACGACACGTGCTACCGCCTCGTTCTCCCACACCAGTGGGTCATGCATAGACGGGATGAACGGCTCGTGCAGCACAATGTCGATCAGCGTGTCCACGTCATCCGGGTCCACGCCATACTCCGCGGCCCGCCACTCGAACGTGGTGTGCGGGAAGATATGCAGGTGTGTCGAACGGTCCGGCCGCACCTGGTAGACACCCCACAGCGGTTCCGCCCCATCATGGTCCGGCTGGTCCTGCGTCTCCTCATGAAGCAGACTCGTGTGGCTGTACCCCATCTCGGTATCCCAGAGTTCCCACAGCTCACCGCCCACGCGGCATCCCCCTCATCAGTGCCGGTGTGACCACCAATAGATCGCCTTGCCGGACCAGACACCGCCGCCCTGCGACCACGACATGATGAAACTCGACTGGTTCGACGAGGTTCCGCACCAGTAGAAGTTCGGGTTCGACGCACCATCACGCACCGACGCGACCGGCCCCATGTTCCCGCTCATCGTCGCGCCGTAAGAGATCGTCACACCCGAGTTACCGGAACTCACCACCAGCGACCCGGCCATGATCCCAGCAGTCGGCCCGAGGCTCGTGAAGTCCCACCACTTGCCCACATGTCTGGTGCGGCCCGTGCCGTCGAACCAGAAGTACTGCTCATTGGCGCTGTTCCGGTAGAAGCCGTACTGGGCGTACGACTCCGCCAGCTCCATCCGCCCGCCGTTCGGGGAGTCCAGCGACGAGTCACGGACCTGCATCTGCATCCACCCGGCCGCGATCGTCGTCTGCGACGCCGCAGTACGGCCCTGGTTGGTCCCCGAGGTGATCTCGAACGTCGCCTCACCCGCGAACTGGTCGTCGCGGGTGCGGAGCCGGGTGTAGTTCGTGCTGTTCGTCGGATAGAACCGCATCTCCGGGTAGGGCGAGCCGGGCGGCGCTAACTCCAGCCGTTTCCCCGACACCGCGGTGCGGATCCACGCCCCAGTGATCGTTTTACCGTCAATCGCCTGAGCTTGGATCTTGTCGGATGTCACGGAATTCGCCGCAAGATGCCCAGCGTTGACCTGCCCAGCAGCGATATGACCAGCCTCGATCTGCCCAGCCGCGATCTTATCCGAGGTGATCGCGTTCGACTTGATGTGACCGGCCTCGATCTCCCCAGCCCGGATCAACCCGCCCGTGATCGTCCCAGCCGTGATCTTCGCATCCGCCGGGATCGTCCCGTCGATGATGTGCTCGGCACCATCGATGATCTGACCGATCAAGTCCGTGTCCACGATCGACTGCGTCGCAGCGACGACACGTGCCGATGCCGCCGACTCATTCCCCGACCGGTCGATGCTCGTGAACCAGAGCTCCCGGTCCGCGCCGTACGGCTGGCCAGGCACCACCACCGACCCAGACTCGTCCAGATGCCCCACCAGGACCGGGCCAGGGGCAAGCGGGTCCTGCATCCACACCCGCACCACCAGGAAATCGGACGGCATCACCTCACCGCCGACACCCAGCCCATCCCACCCGACATGGATCACGCCGAGCCGCGTGGACACCTGCGGCGCTGACGGCACCGGCGGCGGCGTCACATCGTCGGGGATGACCTTCACGATCTGCTCGGAGAATTCGCCTTTCACCCCGGCTGAGGTCGCGCGCACCTTGAAGGCGTACGACTCTCCGACGACCAGGGGTGAGAACGCCGCCGTCGTCTCATCGGTGACGGCGATCTGCATCCACAGCGCGCCCGCCTGGTTGATCCGGGCGAACAACTCGTAACCGTCGATGCCCAACGCCACGCCGGCGACGTCCGCCGTCACCGCGGCCCACGTCGCGGTCACCTGCCCGCGGGGGAACCCGACCTCGTCGATGTAGGCGACCGGATCAACGATCAGCCCTTCCGGCGCGGCCGGGACACGGTTATTCGACTCCGGGGCCGGGTCACCTCCCGACCCGCCTGAGCTCACCCCGCCGTCGAGAATCCCCTGAGCCTGCCTGGCGAGTTTGATCTCCCTTTCCAGAAACCGGTCGTTGAGGACGACGTTTCCGCCGACCTGGCCGTCCTTATCAGCCGAGAGAGTGATCTGCCGCAGCCGAAGCGGCTGCATCACCCCGCCGTCACCCGGCGCGAGCAGGTAGTCCCCCGGCTGGTAGTGCGCGAACGGCAGCCATCGGGCGTCGTCGAACACCATGCCGCGGGTGATCTGCACCCGCTCCCGGCCGATCCGCTCCAGCGCGTTCCGCGCCAGCAGCAGCGCCGTACCTGAATCCTTTACTCCGCCCTGCGACTGGTAAGTCTCCCACCGTCCCCACGGCGCGACCGCCGCCGGGTTCGTCGCCTCCACCGACAGGCCGGCCTCGCCACCGATCAGGATGGCCGACGCGGCATCCTCGAGAGTTCCCGTGTCCGGCGCTTCGGTCACGTCCCGGCCGAACCGCAGGTCAACCGGCGACCGGCCGGACGCCCGGTCCGTGCCGAGAACAGTGTCGGGGTTGTAAACCTGCAGAGTCCGCCCGGACATACGCCAGTCCACGACGCCCTGCTCGCCCAGGTTGATCAAGACGGTGAGCAGGTCCTTGCCGGGCTCCAACGCCAGCGTCAGCGTCTTCGACCACGGTTCACCCGCGCTGTCGTGACTCGGGGAGAAGTCGAACGACAGGCCCGGCAGCGTGCCGCGGCCCTGCCCCTCCTGCACGAACGTCGCGAGGATCGCACCCGCGCTGACCGCGTTGAACGGCCGCTTGCCGTCTACCAGCGCGTTGTTCGGGTAGAGCAGGACCTTCCGCAGCATCCACGCCCAGCCGGGACACTCATACGTCCTGGCCCCGACCCGGTCAGTTTCGTCGCCGCCGCGCTTGATCCGAAGGAACCTGGCGTTCGGCGCCTCAAACCAGTCGCCGCCGTCCACCGCGTACTCCACCGCGACCTCGCAGTGGCCCGCCAGCAGGACCGCGTTCAGGCCGACCGCCGGGTAGGTCACCTTGAGTCCCGGCACGTCGTTCAGCGGGGCGCCCACCTCGAACCCGTTGTGCTGCGGCAGCGCACCCAGTCGCGGCCCGTTCGGGGCGTAAGCGACGAGTCGGAGCGCGAACTTGGCGGGCTTACCCGGGACGATTACCTGCACCGTTGGCCCTCCTCAGAGCGTTGATCTCCTCGCGCTGCTGGTCCACCGCCGCCGACAGCACGGCGTTCTCGTAGGTCAGCTCCTCGATCCGGCGCCGCAGAACGGCGATGATGCGGGCCGGCTCGACGATCAGGTCCTGCGTCACTGGGCCACCCGCAGGAGCGTCCGCTGCTGCTCAAGCCGTACGGCCGCGCACTTCACCGGGTCGATCCGCACCGAGCGCAGCGGAGCGAGCACGTCGGCGGCCGCCCTCTGCTTCTGTACAGCTGTCGCGACCGTCGCATAGTCGCGCTTGCACCGCTCGACCCGCTCCAGCACCGCATTCCGGGCCTCTTTACCGCTGACGTACCACGGGTTCGGCTCGACCTCGTCCGGCTCGTAGATCGGGAGCACCATCTGATGCAGGATCACGTCCAATGCCTCATCGGTCGAGGTCAGGCCGTACGCGACGGCGGTGTTCTCGATCGTCATCTTCGGCAGCCACACTGACACCGCCACGTCGTCGAACTGCCGAGTGAGCGTGATCTCCCACGCCTCGATCCGGCCGCTCCGGTCCGTCGTGTCACTCACGGCGGTGACCTGCCACCGATCCGGCATGTGCACCTCCTGTCAGGCATGACGCCACGCCCAAACCGAAAACGTGATCGTGGAATTGGGTGCGCTCGGGCTGCGGAAGAACAGCGAGCCCGAGGTGCGGCTATAGATGTACATGTCGTCAGGGGCCGGGCTTCCCCCAGCTCCGGAACCCCGCTGCGCCGACCACACGGCGCTGGGAACGCTCAGCATCGTCCACCCAAAGTTGACCACGTGGTACGAGCCGCCTCCGGCGATCTCCACCTCAATCATGATCAGCCCGGAGTCCGGGCCACCCGCCCGCCACGTGCCACGGTGGAACGTCCCGGACGGGTCGAAAACGAGGAACTGGCTCTGCTGCGTCGGGTGCATCCACCCGACCGACGCCTGGTTTTCCACCGCCGACACGAAACCGCCGCGCTGCTGACCATTCGACGGATTCAGGATCGCCGCCTGCCAGAAACCCGCCGCGTGGATCAGGCGACACATCGCGGTGTTGCCCTGGTTCGTGCCCGACTCCATCACCAGCGTCGCCTCCCCAACGAAGCGGGAGCCGTCGCTGTAGATCCGCGACTGGTTGGCCCCGCTGCCAGGGATGAAACGGATCTCCGGGTTGGCCGCACCCGCCGGGTTGACCACGACCCTCGCGCCGGTCACCCCGGACGCGAACTGACCGACGATCGACACCGCACCGGTCACCGAGGAGATACTGGCCGTCTGCTGGCCGCTCGCGTTGAACGCCACCAGGCCCGAGCTGTTCAACTCCACGCGCGCCCCGTTCGCGGTGCCCGCGACGACCCGCGTGGACAGCGTCAGCACCGCCGCGAGCTTGTCCGCCACCACCGCGCCGGCCTTGATGTGCTCAGCCTCCACCGCTCCCGCGTCGATCTTGTCGGCTGTGACAGAGTTCGCCGCCAACGCCCCGGCGGTGATGCTCTCGTTCGCGGCGTCACCCTGGACGAGTTGCGCCGCGGCGATCGTCGCCGACGTAGACGGGCCCGACTCGTTGCCCGACCGGTCGATGCTCGTAAGCCGGAACTGCCGGTCAGCGCCGTACGGCAGCCCAGGTACGACCAGCGTCCCCGCCGCGTCCAAGGTGCCGATCTGCGACCAGCCGGGCGCGAGCGGGTCTTGCATCCACACCCGGACGTGCAGGAAATCGGACGGCATCGGCACCGACCCGACACCCAGCCCGTTCCACGTGACCCGGACCACGCCGAGCCGCGTGGACACCTGCGGAGCGGTCGGCACCGGCGGCGCGTCGGTGTCGTTCGGGATCGTCACCGCCACCTGGGAGGAGAACGACCCGGCCTTGCCGAGGTTGACCGCACGGACCTTGAAGGCGTACGACTCACCCACGACCAGCGGCGAGTACGTCGCCGTGGTATCGCCGGGCTCAGTCGAGGTGATCAGGTACCATGGCGCGCCCTGCTCGTTCACTCGCATGAACAGCTCGTAGCCGCCGATGTTCAGCGCGACCCCGCCCACATCGGAGGTGACCGCGCCCCACGTCACCGTCACCTGCCCCTGAGGCAGGCCGTGCTCGTCGATGTACGCGAGCGGATTCACGATCAGGCCCTGCGGGGCTGCCGGCGTGCGCGGCTCCGGAGCCTGCGGCGCCGGACGCGCACCCGACCCGCCATCTGCCGTGCTGCCACCCACGATCCCCGCCGTACGGCGAGCAAGACGAATCTCCCGCTCAAGGAACCGGTCGTGCAGAACCAACGCCCCGCCGAGGACGCGGGTGTTGCTACGCACGATCGTGACCTGGCGGATCCGCAACGACTCCAACACGCCGCCATTGCCCGGTGCGAGCACCCGGTCACCGGGCCGGTAATCCTTCAGCGGCAGCCAGCGTGCGCCCCCCAAGGTGATGCCGCGCGTCCGCTGCACCCGCTCCGATCCGGCGCGCTCGAGCGCGGCCTGCGCGAGGATCGTCGCGGTGCCCTCATCGGAGACGCCGCCGTGCCCGACGTAGGTCTCCCACGGACCCCACGGGGTCACCGCGGCAGGGTTGCTGAACGTCTTGACCAGGCCGTTGTCGCCGACGACCAGCACCGACGACGCGGCGTCTTCCAGCGTGCCGTCGTCGGGTGCCTCGGCGATGTCACGGCCGTACCGCAGGTCGACCGGTCCGGGACCGGATGACAGGTCACGTGCCAGTTCGGTGTCGGCGTTGAACACCTGGACGGTGCGGCCGCTCACCCGGAAGTCGCACACGCCCTGCTCGGCGAGGTTCAGCAGCGCCGTCAGCGCGTCGATGCCGGGCTGATAGTAGATGGTGAGGATCTTGTTCCAGGCCTGGCCCGCGCTGTCGCGTTCGGGCGTGAAGTTCCAGGTGAGGCCGGGCACCATGCCGCGGGCCTTGGCCTCGGCGATGAACGTCTGCAGGATCGCGCCCGCCGTCGAGCTGAGGAACGCGCGTTTGCCGTCCACCAGCGGCGCCACACCGGGGTGGAGCACGATCTTGCGGAGCATCCAGACAAAGCCCGGCAGCTCGAACCGGGCAAGCCCGGTCGGGTCGGCGTCGTCGCCACGGCGTCTGATCCGCAGGAACCGGCAGTCGGGCGCCTCGGTCCACACGTTGCCGTCCGCGCTCCACTGGACGGCGATCTCGCACGGCTGGTCGAGCAGGTTCGCGCCGGTCGCCGTGGTTGAGTAGGCCAGCTTCAAGCTCGGGACGTCGTTCAGGGGGAACGCCGCCTCGATCGACAGGGGATGCGGTAGCACGCCGAGCCGGCCGCCGAACGGGGAGTAGGCGACGAGACGCAGATCGAAGGCCACCGTTGACCTCCTACCTACTTACATCGGCGACAATGGGAGCCATCGTGATCACTCCCACTCCACGGCCCCCCATCGACGTCGTCGTGACCCGGCTGGGCCGCATCCTCCTCATCCCCGCGGTCTGGCCGCCCGCGCTCGACGCCGACCAGGCCGACGACCTCGCGGAGGCCCTGCGGGACGCGGCCACGCGTAGCCGTGCGAGCCACGTGCTACTACCGCTATCGGCAGACTGACCTGGAAAAACGAAAAAGCGTTATGCTAACGAATTCGGGGAGCCGCTTGGAAATGGTCCGACGCCTCAAAGAATGGCACGCACACTGCTCGCCATTGCTAGGATGGGGCACCAGCACGCGCTTCCGTGCGTCTCTCGGTAAAACTCGGACACCCCTCCGGAGGTGGCCGATAGGGCCGCGGCCGCCTCCCTGAAGGGGCGAGTCGGCCCGCTGAGAGGAAGGGGTCCCCATGGGGAGCCCAGAGGTGCCGCACGAGGAGAGGCTTCTGCTGCTGCAGATGGCGCTCATGATCCTCGACTGGTACCTGAGGCACGGCGGGCTCAGCTAACGCTGAGCCCGCCCCGCGGGGAGGCTTCGCTTCTTGGATTCAGGGCCAGTCGCGAAGTCTCCTCGCCGTGCTCTACCAGGTCCACAGTCCGGCCGAGACGTTGTAACGGCCGTTGGAACCCTTAACATGCTAGCAAGTCCGCAGAGATCCCAGCTACCTTTTGCTACACCAAAGCAGCAGACTAATTAGTAGTAGCTTCCTTAGGGATTATCTTAAGTTGCTTAGCGATAAGCGGCTTACTGACTGCGTGATCCGTGGGGTAACCTGCGACGAAGAACGTTTCGGATCCCTTTATTTTTCTTTCCAGCAAGAGCCGATCCCATGCAACGTCTCACGCGAATCCCCTACCGCAAGACGTTTCCGCAGGTCAGAGATATGCACGCTTCGCCCGGATCTCCACCTTCGACGAGGCGTCCGTGCTCGTGGCGGCCGTGGATACCAGCACGGCGCGGGAGAACGGGTCGCCGACCGCCACGGCCGGGGTCAGGTGCAGCCACCGGTACTGGCTGCCGGGGCCGATCGCGTCGATCTGCCCCGTCACGTCCGTCCCGGCGGACAGGTCCCACGTGTCGGCCGTGACGATCGCGGCCTGCATGCGGCCGCAGTCGATCAGCAGCCGCTCCCCTGCCAGCAGTCCGCCCGACCGCAGCACCCACCCGCCCGTCGCGACGTCCCCGATGGATGGCTGTACGGCCGGGCCGGTGAAACGCAGCAGCGCGTCCACGATCGGCCCGGTCGAACCCGCGAGCGTCGTCACCGCCTGGGCGATCTGATTCGGTGCGCCCGCCCAGGTCGATGCGGTCTCATCCCGCCACAGCACGCCCGGCACCTCGACCACCGCCGTGACACGTGCGGTCGCGGCCCCGGTGTTGATCTCCGGCATGGTGTTCGCGGTGATCGTCACGTCGGCGACGCGGACGATCGTCCCGGCCTGATACCGCAGCTTCATCAGCCGATGGCGCACACCCAGAAGCGCCGACAGCGCTTCCAGGTTGCGTTCCATCTGCTCATACCCGCCGTCCGTCCCGGCTGGGGTCGCCCCCGTGACCTTGAAGGCCAGGCCGAACGTGGTGGCCTCCAGGTCGAGCCCGACGACCGGGATGTCGCCGTGCCGGCCCGACACGCTGACCTTCACGGCCCGCGCGCCGGGCAGCGGCCGACGCTCCGTTCCTTTCTTCAACCGCCAGCAGCCCGCCGGGTGGTCGAGCGGGACACCGTCGAGCGAGTAGCTGGGCACCTCAGATCACCCCAATCGCGCCGACGTACTGGAGCCCGCGGTTCACGGACACGCTGGTCGGTTCTGCCTGCGGGTAGTGGTTCGTCACGTTCACCACTGTCCGGGCGATGGCCCGGCCGCTGCCGAGCCCGTCTGGGACGGTCACGCCCGGCAGCGACAGGTCCGGCATGGCGGTCTTCGCCGCGAGCGACGCCACCTTGTTCAGCGACGCGGTGACGAGCCCGGCCGTCTTATCGACACCGGCCGACAGGCCCTGCATCATGAACCGGCCGATGGTGGCGAACACCTTGCTCGGGCTGGAGATGCCCAACGCCGACTTCACCGAGTTGACGATCCCGGAGAAGAAGCCGCTGACCTGGTTGTAGAAGGTGGACGCCATGCCCTGGATGCCGTTCCAGATGCCGGACACGATGTTCCGGCCGATCTCGCCCATCCGTGAGCCGATGTTGCCGACCGCTGAAACGATCTTGCCGGGGAGTTCCCTGAAGAACCCGACCAGTGTGGTGCCGATCCACCGGCCGATTCCGTTGACCATGTCGGGGATGACCGAGTTGCCGACCAGGGTGTTGTAGAGCCACTTGAAGACGTCAACGATGGCCTGGATCGGGGGTTTGATCAGCCCGATCATGCTCTGCACGGCTGCGACCAGCACGTTTATCCCGCTGCCGACCAGTTGGATGATGGGGGGTAGCAGGGCGGTGATCGCGGGTACGGCGGTCCCGAGCAGCAGACCCGCAAGTTGCGTCACTAGCGGTAGCAGTGGCGTTACGGACTGCATCAGGTCGAGGAAAGCCGGAACCAGGCTGTCAAGCACGGTCGGAATGAGCTGCAAGATCGGCGGCAGAAGTTGATCAAGCACAGTGCCCGCGAGCTGACCGAACGCCTCATACACAGGCGTCATGGCAGGCCCAAGCTCCGTCAAAGCAGCCGAAATCGCCGCCAGCGCAGGCTGCAGGGCGCTCGACAGAGACGAGATCACCGGACCCAGCACCGCCGAGAGGTTGGTCAGGGCCAACCCGAGCACCTGACCGAAAATCCCCGCGAGCTGCGCCACCACCGGCAAAAGCGGAGCCACCGCCGCCAGCGCGGCCGACAACCCCTGACCCAGCGCCAGCAAACCGGCCTGCAGCTCCGGCGAGGCGAAGGCCTGCCCCAGCATCTCAGCCACGGTCGTAAGCCCAGGCCCGAGCGCCGCCAGGGCGGGACCGAGCGCAGAAACCGCGGCCGCCAGCCCAGGCCCCAGAGCGGTCGCGATGTTCGCGACATGGGGCGCCACCTGCCCCAAGGCCCCGGCCAAAGCGACGAAGATCGGCGAGAGAGCCTGCCCGACCTGCGAAAGCGCCTGGAAGATCGTGACGAGGATCTTCTGACCCTCGGCGCTGTTGACGAACTCGTTGACCTTGCCGAGAAGCTGACCGATCACGCCGAGCGCATCCGACCCGCTGGTCCGCATCGCCGCGAAAACGCCCTTGATGATCCCGCCGAGGTTCCCCAAGACCGAGCCGAGCTGGCGGAACACGTCCATCGCGCCCTGCATCCACGACAAGGCCTGACCCGAGCTGGCCGCGTTCGACAGGAACTCACCGAACCGCTGCGCCGCCGCAGCGATACCGGGCGCGAACCCGGATGAGAACTCCGCACCCACCACGGCGAGATCACGGAACCCAGCCAGCAACGGCTGGATCGCCGGCTGGATCGCCGCGACCGCCGACCGCAGCGAACCGAAGATCGCGGACACGGCCGAGGCGGTCTGCGCCGAAGCGAGGAACTGCGCGACCTGCACCCCAGCAGCGCCGAACTCCGACGCGACCCCGGACATCCCGTCACGAAGCGGCCCCACAAGGGCGTTCGTCACAGCCGTGATCTGGCCCGCCAGCGGCCCGAAAAAGGCATCCTGGACGGCGCTCCTCAGCCCATCCAGCGCGGGCTTCATCGCGTTCAGCTCACGCGCAGCCGCCTGCGCCGCCGGGGAAAGCCCAGCCAGCGCCTCCTCGAACTTCTTCGGGTCATCACCAAGAGCAGCCCCGAAGGCGTCACCGACCCCGGACAGGGCCAGCTTGAACGTGGCCAGCGCGCCGACACCCAGCGCGAGAGCACCCGGCAAAGCAGCGACAATGCCACCGGCCGGGGCAAGCGCAGCAACCAGCCCAACAGCGCCCTGCGCAGCAGACGCCATCGCGGCCGCCAACGTGGCCGCCTTCAGCGCCGCGGCGGTGAACTGGACACCCATCGACCCGGCCGACTTAGCGATGCCGCCCACGTCGATATCGAGCTTCTTCACCGAATCCCGGATGAAGGTCATGAACCGGCGCACAGCCATCGTGCCCCGGTCCTTCACGTCGATCGTGGCGAACAGCTCGCCCACGTTCAGCGCCACAGGTTTCACCTCCTGGGGGTATGGGGTGGGGTGAAGCCAGCGGCGGGAAGCTGGGCGAGAACAGAACGACCGATGTACTCGGTGTAGGCCGGGGGGATCGCCTGCCGGATCTCACGGCGGGCACTGGTCCAGTCGATGCCCATGGCCTTCTGCCACAGCGACACCGGACCCTTACCGCCGCCCTTGCCGTACACCGCGACGTACGGGCCCTCATACCAGGTGCCGTGACGGAACCCGGCGACGCGGCCGCGATGCGCGGGGTGCTCAGGCTGTTCGACGTAGACGCCGCCGAACTCGAACCAGCGGTGCCGCAACACCGCCAACTCGGGGAACATGACGCCGCACAGCATCAGGTCCCGGCGGATCGGCGCGCTGGGGACGTTCTCGATGACGTACGGCCGGCCCGACGCCTGCAGAACCCTCCGCGTGACCGGGATCAACTCCGGATAGGCACGGCCCTGATTCGTGCCGAGCGTCAACGTCGAGTGCGCCTGGCACGGCGGCGAGACGTGGATGAAGTCGAACTCATGCCCGTGCTCGGCGATGAACTCCACCGCATCCCCGCGTACGAACTCATCGCCGCAATACCGAGGCTGCGGCGCGATGTCCACGCCGACGACATGAAACCCCGCCCGCTGATAGCCGCGGGCCGCCCCACCCACACCGCAGAACCCGTCGAGGAGCCGCGGCTTCACCGTGGTTCCTCACCGGGGTCCAGCGCGCGGGCCAGCCGCGAGTCGCACGTCAGCAGCCCGTGCAACCGCGTCCGCAGCCACCGCCACGACCGGGCCCGCAACACACCGGGCTCACCGAGGTCAACCCCGTACACCTCGTGCAGGTCGGCCTCGGCGAGCGCCCAGCGCGTCAGGATGTCGTGCCACGCGACGGTGCGGCCTTTCGAGACCGAGAGGCCGTCGTCCGGGTCGTAGTAGTCGCGGATCCCCGAGACCGGGTCGATTTCGCCGCCGCTGCCGTCGCTCGACGAGTCGCCCGATTCGGGGCCGGGGCTTCCCCCGTGCCGCCCGAAGCCCAAATCTTGGCCGCGGCTTCCTTACCGGCCGCGACCCACACCAGCGCCGTCGCACCGACGTGCTGGATCTTCGGCCACGACACGCCATCCGCGCGCAGCTCGTCGAACACCGGCCCGAGGACACGCTGATACAGGTCGCGTTCCTCGTCGTCGTTCAGCACGACAGCGGCCAGCTCATTCAGCTTCGGGTCGTCCACCTGCTCGCCCTGCTCGGCCGCCAGGCCGGCGTGCATGAGCCGCTGGCACAGCAGGCCGACCTCAGCGTCCGGAGCGGAGATGCGGTACCACTTGCCGCCCACCGGGAGCGGCAAGGAGTCGTCGAAGAACTCGTCGAGGTCCTGGAACGTCGCCACCGGCTACTCCGACTCCTCGATCACCGGGTTGGCGATCTCCAGCGGCGCGCCCTGGCCCAGCAGGGTGAAGTTGAACGGCTCCAGGTCCGTCGTGCTGCCGCCCTTGGTGAACTCCGACACGGTGCAGACGCCCTCGTAAGCGTCCGGCGCGCCGTCCCGGCGGTACCACCGGACCTTGATGTTCGCGCCGAAACCGACCTTCCGGGCGGCCCTGCGGATCGCCTCCTGGCCCGGGTCGGCGGTGAACACGGCGTCGTCGGTCCGCTTCCGGCGGCCCTCAGCCTCGATCTTCCACTTGCGCTCGGTGACGACCTCGGAACCCCAGCCCTCCTCGTCGTCGAAGTCGCTGTCTTCCTCGGTGTTGTCGTCGGTGGTCTCCTGGAAGGACGTGAGGCCCTTCACCGGCGTCCAGACCGGGTCCGTAGCGCCGGGCACCGACGTGTCCACGTCGAGCTTCCAGTCCTTCGCGAGCAGGGAACGCAGCCCCATGATCACTCCTTAATTGGGCATGCGGAAGCCGAAAGCGGAACCGCTATCGGCGAGGTCAAAGGTCGCGGTGCAGCGACGGCCGGTGAACCATCAGGTCGAACGAGTCGGCCCGCTCCCACCGGCCCGAGCTGTCACGGCCCAGCGGCGCCACCAGCGTGCGCCGCGCAAGCAGCACGTACACGCCCGTCGAAAGCGTCACGTTCGCCAACCCGTGGATCGTGTCGAACGTGCCATCCGCCAGGTCGTCCACGACCCGCGGGTCCGCCTTCGCGCGGAACCGGGCCTGCATCTGCACGGCCGAGTCCGGCTGCTCGACATCGTCACCGGCCTGGCCAACGCCGTACACCGCCAGCGCGATCGCCGTGTCCGGCTTGGCCGGGAGACCACCGATCGTCAGCGCCGTCTGCGCCTCGGTGTAGATACCGTTCGGGTTCCACGTCGCGACACCGGCATCCCCGAGCAGGACCGCGAACCCGGTCAGCAGGTCACGGGTCCAACCGCTCACTTCAGCACCTCGCGGATCGGCTTGGCGATCAGCAGCTTGACCACCTCAGCCTCCTCACGGACCGCGAGCTCCAGATACTTCGCCGTACGGCCCGGCTTGTGGTTGTAGTCGAGGTTTTCGTGCTGCACGACCGCGTAAGGCGTGTCATAACTGATCACGCCCTGCAGATCGGCCTCATTCACGACGGCCTGGCCCGACCGCTCCAGCGTGCCCTCGTCGTGCGGCACCCGCTGGTTGGACACCGCAAGCACGTGCTCGGTTGCGTTACGCAGGCCCCGCGCGGCCGCGCGGTGGATCTCAGCGGTGAGCTGCTCCGGATTGACCTTCGCGTTGAACCTGGCTCTGGCCATCAGCGGCACACCACCTCAACATGATCAGGCGTCGGCAGGCCGCCGCCGTCGCGGGAGAAGGACGTGATGACGGTGGTCACCCGGCCGTTGACGGTGACCCTGCTTCCCTCCGGGCAGATCGTCCCCGGAGGGAGGAACACGGTGGTGTCGGAGACGACCTCGGCGCCCTGCGCGTCACGCACCAGACGCCGCTCGTCGTCCACCAGGCACCGGGACTCGACCGGATCGCCGTACACCGGGCCGTACGCGCCGTCACCCTGAAATGGCTCGATGGTCGCGGTGTGACGCATCAGCCATTCCGGCAGCATCACCACACACTCCCATCCAGGATGTAACCGGGCAGCAGCCCGGCCCGCTGCAGGATCGACGAGGCGTCCGGGGCGTACCGCGCCGGCTGGGTGTCCCCCGAGCCGCCGCGATCCAGCCTGACCGACCCGATCGACACGGACTTGAAAGCCGCCGCGACCCCGAACTCGTCACCCACCGCCAACGTCCAGGCGGCCTGCGCGCACGTCGCCCGCTTCATCGCGTCGGCGTCCTCGAGACGGGTCGGCATGCCCGCGTCGTCGGTCGGGTAGATCGAGGCGAACAGCAGCTCGTCGATCCGCTCCGACGCCCGTTCCAACCGCCGGTCGATGTCGTCCGGCACCGTGGACTGCCCGGTGTACGACTTGTAGTCGTCGCTGGTCGCGTACGCCATGGCTACACCGGCAGCTCGTACACCGCGGCCGACAGATCAGCCGGGTCGGCGTAGTCCACGTACACCTTGCCGTTGACCTGCCGGTACACCACCGAGAACGGCGGCAGCAGCAGCGAATCGTTCGCCGGGACCGTGACCGGCAGGTCCTCCACGTCCTGACCCTCGACCGTCGCCGGGATCTGGACCGTCACCGCGATCGGCGCGTCGCTGCCGTTGCGCAGCAGCAGCATCCGCCGCTCGCCGTGGTCGAACGAGAAGCCGCCCGGCCCGGCCGCGACCAGGCCCGCGCCGAGCGCCGCACCGGTCCGCGGCATCGGCCGCCGCGGAAGGTCAGTCCTCGACATCGCTGTCCTCCCCGAACTCCTCGATGAGCGCGGCCTTGCTCAGCGACTTGGCGTCGGCTTCGGGCATGCCGCAGGCGACGGCATAGGAGACCCATGCCGCCTTGTTCGCGTTTTCGGACGGGCGGTCCGGCCCGGCCGAAGCCGGACCGGACTCGCTGGCGGCTGCGGGCTCGGGCCCGCTGATGATCCGCCAGTTGTCCAACATGTCCAGGCAGGGGTCACGGTCGGCGACCTCGACCACCTGGCCGGTGTTGGAGTTGCGGTAGACGAACGTCACGCCGCCACTCCGTGGATCAGGACGGCACGGTTCGCGTCGAGGGTCTTGACACCGTAGAGGCAGTCCACCGAAACGATGTCCTGCTTCTTGCTGATGTCGTAGTCCATGACCACGCGCACGCCGAAGCCCCGGTAGCTCTCGACGGCGGCGTTAGCGGCGCCCTGCGGCAACACGAGAGGCCTCGTGACCAGGGCGAACGCCGTCTTGTGGAAGGCCACACCGATCTCCGTGTTCGGCTGACCCGAGGACGGGGTCCCGGTCGGGGCCTCGATGTTCTGGGTCTGGAACCCGTCGAATCCGAAGATCCGCCGACCCAGCGACGCCTCACGCAGACCGTCCGTGTCGCCCCTCACGTCCGCCTGGTGGAACAGCGGGTCGCTGAGCCACAGGGCCTCCATCTCAGGGCCGATGACGAGGTTCCGGTCCGCCGCCGGGACGTTCCGCTGGTTGAGGACCCGCCGGGCGTCGATCGCGACCTGCGGCTTGTCGTAGTCGTGGATACCCGCACCGGTGACACCCGTGATCGCCGCGCCGGCCTTGCCCACACGCTGCACGATGTCGCTGCGCAGGCTCAGGATGTCCCTGTCGATCTTCTGGCTGATCGCTTCCATCGCGGGGTTGAGCAGCTGCGTCCCGAAGTCCTCGATCTCCAGCGTCAACTCTTCGGCCGTCACGGCGAAGCTGACGTCGGCGAAGTGGTTCAGCGTGATCGGCACGCTGCCCTCTTCCGCGTTCTGGATCTCGATGCCGTTGGTCCGGTTGAACTCCTTGGCTTCGAACACCGCGGGCTTCCGGACGGAAATCGTGTCGCCGACACGGGACACGAACTCCTGCTCGTAGTCCCTGTGCACGAGCTGGGCCATGACGCAGGTCTCGTACAGCGTCGCGAGCGCCTGCTTGGCGATGATCGACGGGGTGAGGAACGTGTTAGCCATTCGGGCCTTTCACTCCTTAGGAGGGCTGATAGCGGTGCCGCTATCAGCTGTCAGGACGAGGCGCGCTTCTTACGCCTGGCGCGGAACTCGTCGATGGAGGGCTCGGATTCGGTTCGACGCCCACCAGGCCCGCCGGTGAACTCGCCTCCCGAGCGTGCGGGCGGCCCCGCCTGGGCGGCCGCCTTGAACTTCGGGTTGTTCTCCACCGCCGTCTGGATCGTCTCCGTCAAAACGGTGGAAAAGTCCTTGTCGTCCGGGTCCAAGTCCCGGACCGCCTTCAGGAACGACCGGCTGTCCAGCAGGGCGTCAGGGTCAGCGCCGACCTTCGTGCTGGCCCGGTGAACCGCGAGCTCGACCAGTGCGCGGCGGTGCCGCTCCTTCTCCTGGTCGCGTTCCTTGGCCGTGGTGTCCCGCTCGGCCGTCAGCGTGTCGATCACCTGCTGCGGGTCGATCGGCTTCTCCTCCTCAGCTACCAAGCCGAGAGCCTTGGCGATCTGCTGAGCGAAGTCCGTCCGGACCTGCTGGGTGACCTCCTCCTGCGACGGCCCCTGCGACGCGGTCGCCTCATCGGCGGCCCTCTGCGCATCCTTGAGCTTGGACCGCCAGTCGGCCGCCTCCGCGCGGGTGTCCTTGATGAGCTTCTGCGCCCACGCCGGAAGCTGATCCACGCGCTTGGCGTCGGAGTTCACCGCCTCGTCGGCCGGCTGCTGCGGCTCGGTCGGCGTGGTCTCGGCCGGGGCCGTGGGAGCCTGCTGCTCCTGCTCGGCCTGCGGCTGGCCTTCGCCGTCCTCCGGTGCGCCACCAGCGATCAGGTAGAACGGGGTACCGTCCTTGCGGTAGCCGAGGAGCGCGCCCGGCGTCGTCGGCAGGGTGTTTTCGAGCATGACGAGATCGCCCTCCTGGAGCGTGTCGTCGGGACAAATGAAAGGACCCGCGCCCGGCAGGCCCAAGGGAGAAAGAGACAGCTACGCGCCCGGACTGTGCCGCGCGTACGCCCGCATCCACAGCAGCCGCAGCGCCCGCTCCCGGCCATCGCCCTGCACCGGATACGGGCAGGCGGTGACTGGCATGCCACGCTCGCCAGCCAACCGGCCGAACGTGAGCGCGGCCCGGCGGTCGGTCTCCGAGATGGTCATACGCCAAACTCCCTACCGGCGCCGCCCGCGCGAGTCCGCGCAGCCGCCTTCCTGTCGGACTCCCGGCCGAGCATCTGCGCACGGAACTCCGTCAACGTCAGCCGCGGGTTATCCGCCCAGAACCTCAGCAGTTCCTCGCTGGCGTACTTCCGCGCCCTCGAGGCCGGCCCGGAGAACAACGTCTTCTCGTTGATCCCGGCCTTCCGGCCCTCCTCATTCAGCATGAAGCCGTTCGTCGCGGCCTCAGCCTGGTCGTACACCTGGTCAAGCCACCGGGCGTACACCCGGCGCACCGCCTGGTCGATGTCCTCACCCGGACGGCGTTCCGACTCCAGCAACGCCCGCCGCTCCTGACGGTCCAACTCCGCCGGGTCCAGCCCGTGCACCTCGGCGTACGCCTCCATGTAGGAGTAGCGGCCCGACGCGATGAGGTCCGAAATCTGCCGGTCGGCGTCGGTTTCCTCCTCACGCCAGTTCCACGACCACTGCTCACGCTGCCGGGTCTGCTGCTCGATGCGGTCCAACTCGTCGAGGACGCGAGCCATGCCGTCCGGGTCGTCGCGGTACCGCTCCATCAGCGCCGACAGGTGGTCATCAGTCAGGTCGCCCATGTCGTCGTACTCGGCCAGCGTGGCGATCGGGTCGTCCTGCGCAGCCGGGCCAGCCGCCTTCCGGGCGGCGGCCGCGGCCTCGTCTCGGCGGTTCAACTCCTGTTCGAGGCACGTCAGGGCTTCCTCGTCGTTGGAGAACCGCAAGACCTGCTCGGTGATCTCCTCATCCGTCAGCTTCTCCAGGTCCTTCGGCGGGGCGTCGGCCGCCTCTCGGTGCTTCTTCCGCCGCAGGCCCGTCACCTTCGTCAGGTCCTTGAGTTGCTGCTGGTAGGCGGACGTCTTCGCCTCGGCCTTCTCCCGTGCGTCGTCGTCGAGCGCGACCGCCGCACGCCGCTTGTTCTCCCGGATCTTCCGTTCCAGGTAGCGCTGCCGCTGCGTGTCCTCATACGTCGCATCCGACTGCACGGCAGGCGCCAGCCTGGACACCCCCGGTAGGTACGGGTTCAGATTGTGCCCGCAGTTCGGGTGCAGCAGACCCGCCAGCCGGGCCTCCGTGACCGTTCCCTCCACCTCCACGAACACCTGCACGCCCGTGGCCGGGTTCTCCTCCACTCGCGTGTCCGCCGAACCCGCCAAGGCCAGGACCTTGCCTTCCCAGGGGGCGCACCGCTTGCAGGTGTACGGCAGCCGCGACACGCTGACCAGGTTGATCCCGGCCTCCCGCAGCGTGGACAGGTGCCCGTCCACCGCCGCCCGCGCGGTCGCCGTCCGCATCGCCATCTCGACGTACTGCGGCATGCCCCACGTACGGCCCGACGCATCGACGAACCCTGTGATGCCCTGCGCGGTGAACCGGTCGAGAGCCCGCTGCGCCGACTCCCGCCGGGTTTCCGCACCGACCAGCACCCGGCCGGCCGTCTCGGCGACGACGTTGCGGTAGATGTCGTCCACCGCCCGCAGCGCGCCCTCATGCACCGCCGTGATGATCCGGCCCGCCTGCTCGGCCAGCTCGGCGACGCCCTGACCGGCGCTGATGCCCTTGGCCGCGCCGAGGTTCCGCGCGTCGTTCAGCACCCGCTCCAGTCGTTTACGTAGCTTCGCGTCATGGACCTGCAGCACGGCACCACGCACCGCGACGTCCATCCCCTCAGCCCACGTGTCCAGCACCGCCCGCTTGGCCGCCGCTTTCGCGGCCGACTCAAGACGGCGGACGATCGACTCGGCTTCCTTACGGAGCTGCGTCACCTCGGCGAGTCGTTTGTCCGCCCAGTCCTGGCCGTCGTCGTTGTCGAGGTCCTTACCGACCCTGGCGGCGATCCGCGCGAGTAGCGCCGCCTCCGCGTCGGCGTACATCGCCGCGACCCGCCGCGCCTGCTCCAGCCCGGCCTCGATCGCCCCGGCTGGAGTGACGGCCATCAGTCCTCGCCGGATGCGTCAGGGATGAGCGTGTCGGTCAGCGTCGCCGGGTCCGGGACGTTCAGCCCGAGTTCGTCACGCAGCCTCTTCTTCTCGTCCTCCACCTGCACGTCATCCCAGTCGGGGTGAACCCACCGGATCTTCGTGTCCAGGCTGACGGCCTGCGCCCGGTTCAGCATGTCCAAGGTCCGGCCCATGCTCTCGGGGTCGGGCATGACACCGTCCGGCCACTCGATCATCGCCCGCTCAGACACGACCTTCGTACCGAACACGGAATGATCGACGGCCAGCATCGCCTCCGACAACCACGCCAACCGCGGCGTCCAATAGCCGATCTTCCGTCCCCGCGTGGAGTACGACCGGTGCTTCTGCATGTGGATCTCGGTCGCCGTCCGGGCCTGCCCGTCACCGCCCTCACCGAAGCTCTGCACGGAGTACCCGGCGCCGCGCACGATCTGCTCCATCAGGTTCTTCGACGTCTCAGAGTGCTCGGCGACGCGGATGTTGAACTGCGCCAACGTGATCATGTTGCTGGGGTTGTTCGGCGACGGCAGCATGCCGCCCAGCGCGCTGTAAATCTCCCGGTCCGGGTCCCACGACGCGGCCTGTCCGCGGCCGTTCGTCGTCAGGTACACCTCTGGGACGATGATCCGTGCCTTCGCCAGCCGCAGGTCCCGCATCCACGACGTCCAGGTCTCATCCAAGGCGTCCATCAGCGGCTCAACGCCCGCGTAATCGGACCGGCCAACCGCCGTTCCCCGGATCAGGCGGTGCGGCCGCATGTTCGGGATGTAATCGACGAGCAGGCCTCGCTCGAAACCGCTGTCGAACCCGCCGTCCTCGTCCACCAACTCGGCGAACTCCTCAGTCGCCGGGTGCTCCTGCAGCGGCACCTGCATGCCAAGGTCGTCGTCGTCACCCATGTAAAGGCCGTGGAAGACACGGCCCGTCTCGTGCCGCTCCAGGTGCCGCCACACCTGGCCGTCCTCCTCGTGCACGACCTTCCAGAACGTCACAGCCTTGAGCCGCCCCTGATGGAACTCCGGCACCGCGGCATCCGGCGGCAGAGCGTCCACCACCGGGTAGTCCGACATCGTCGTGTCCCAGCCGACCCGCAGGTACACACCGCCGTACGCGGCCGCCAACTCGGCGGCCTCCAGCAGCGTGCCGTACACCCCGGCCTCGTGCATCACCGAATCCAGCCGCTGCTGGCCCTTCTTACCCTTGACCTTCAGCGTCGGCGGCTCACTGAACAGCAGGTCGGCTGACGTCGCGGCGATGTCAGCGGCGATCGGGATGTGAAGCTTCGTCGCCCGCGACTGCCCCGCCGGCGTCGGCGTCCCCCAAAACCATCGGACCATCCGGCCGAGATAACCGCCCGCGCGGGTAATCGGCCGATCCCAGCCCTTCGGGTCCATACCGACCATCGGCGCTGTCTTGTTACCGCCGTACACCTCGGCCAGCCGTTCCGGGTCCCCCGAATACCAGGCGCCGTGAGTGTCGTAGAGCCGCATCTCCTGTCGGATCGCAGGCGGCGGCCACTCCTGATTACGCTCGGGAAGCGGCATCGGCCACCATCCTGTTCACGTTTGTTCGATCTCCGACAAGGCGGCGGCCAGCTGCGTCCAGCCGTAGGCGATGGCGCACTTGGCCTCGACCATCAACGGGTTCGGCTCGCAGTCCGCGCGTTCCAAAACCTCAGCGGCACGGGACGCGGCCTGCCGCCAGCTGATGGGCTGGCCGCTCATCCGGCGGACACCGGCCAATGCCAGGTGCCGGGATCAGCCCCGTACGGCACGTTGTACTCGTGGAACCCGCCGAGCTGCCCCGGCGTGAACACCCACAGATGAACGTGGAGCGAGTCATCCAGCGCGGGCACCGCCCCGGCCGCGACACCGCGAGGATCCAACGTCGTCACGTCGGCGGTGACGATCGCCGCACGTACGGCGTGCAGGCCCTGCTTGCCTCGGTAGCGGACGATGTCGCCGGTGACGGGGATGCGCAGCATGAGGTCTCCTCAGATGACGGGGACAAGCCCGCCCGGCAGGACCGGCTGTTCGACGGTGGAAGTGATGCGGACCCACGCCCGGTAAGTGCCTTCGGGTAGCGCAACGGCACCCTCACCGGGACCGACGAGGATCTTCGCGTCAGCTCCCGCGGCGGTGACGTTGTCCCACGTCGCGTCGTGCCAGTCCTCCTCGGCCGGTTCGCCGTCCTTGGCGGTGAAGGCGACCTTCACGCCTTCGACACCGGACGGGCCCTTGACGGGGATGAACAGAAACTCCCTCGATAGGGAGGAAATCGCTTCCACAGGGACGGACCTCCCTACGTTCGCGGCGACCCCGCGCCCCATGCGCGGCGCGGCTCACCAGCGGAGTACTTGCGGTACGGGGAACCCGCCGACCAGCGGCGGTAGACCAGACCGGACACGGCGATGTCACGGCCGAGATCAGTCACCGTGGCCTTCTCCAGCAGACGCCCGGAGTCGGTGGCGAACTTCGGGGCCTCCACCACGGACTGGTCGGCGAACACTCCACTGTCGGTGGCCGTGACGGACGCTTCGACCTGGGCGGACTCGACGAACGTTCCGCTGTCGGACGCCACCAGGCCGATCAACACCGACTCGACCAGCGACCCGGAGTCGCTGGCCTCCTTGAGGACGACAACCTCCGCCGACTCGACCAGGACGCCGCTGTCGGTGGCGGCCGTCTGCACGTCCACCTGGACGGCCTCGACCAGGACTCCGTGGTCACCGGAGACCGGGCCGATCGTCTCGTCGATGACGGCGGATTCAACCAGCGTTGCCGAATCGGTGGCCATGACCTGCACGTCCACGTGGGCGGTTTCGGTCAGGGTCGCCTCGTCGACCCCAGCCCAGCCGACCTCCAGCATCGACGTTTCGACCAGAGCCGCCGAGTCGGCGCTACCAGTCTCAACGTCGACCGCTACGACCTCGCCCAGCGTCGCCGTGTCCAACGACGCGACGTCAGCGGTGACCGCCGACACCTCGCCCAACGTTCCGGTGTCGCTGCCCAACTTGGAAACAGTCGGATCGGCGACCGTGGACGTCTCGACCAGGGTGCCATCGTCGAACGCCGACTTATCCACCTGCTGCGGCCCGGCGTTCCCAGGGGCGATCGCCACGGTGAAACCAGCCAGCCACAGCAGCACGGTCGAGACGGTGAAGTTTTCCGTCCCCGTCGCCGCACCCGACTGCAACTGCCGAGCCGCTGCAGCCACGGCGGTGTAGGTCCGCGACTGGGAGGTGGCCAGCCCCGTGAGCCCAGCCGGCGGGGTCGGAGTGATGGCCGCGCCGAACTCCGGGTAGACCGCGATGAACCGGAGTTCCAGGTCACTGCCCGACGACGGAGTGATGCCCGGCGTGGGAACGGCCGGGCCGGAACCCGACGTCACCCCCCGCACAATCTGCGGCGCCGCCGACAGCGATGCGTCCTTGACCGCGACGATCAGACAGGTACCGTCCGAGCCGCTTCGCTGGTTGAACGAGTACGTAGACGGCTCCGACGACCCGGCGCGTTTCCACCACAACCGGATCACCTGAATGGCGCCGTCTGGGGTGGTCCCGTCCACGGAATCCAGCAGATTCCACGTGGCGCCACCAGTCGGGGCCGTCATGTTCGCGGTGGTACCACGGTCAGCCGCCTGAATCGCGATCAGGATGTCGTTGTGCACGACCCCGGCAGGCTTATTGACGGTGTACGGCGCGGTGCCGTTCGAGCCCGTCGAGGCCGACCTGACAGACGGCGGCGACCCACCGGCCTGGGGCGGCTGGCCAACCCACCGCGACTCCACCAGACGCCCGATGTCGCTACTGGCCTTGGCGACCATCTGAATCTCAGCGACGTCGGCCGTCTCAACCAGCGTCCCGCTGTCGCTGCTGGCCTTGGCGACGACCGGGATCTGAACGACGCTGGCCGTCTCGACCAAAGTCCCACTGTCAGCCGCGGCTTTCTGCGCAACGGCAACTTCCGGGCCGATCCACCCGGTGTCGCTAAATGCGACGTCGTCCAGCCAGATGTTCGTGGCGGCCTCGTAGTTACGTGCGGCAGCCCCGAACCAATCCCACTGCATGGCTTGCGGATGCGACGCCGTGCCGGTCAGCGTGAGCGCGGGAGTGACCCCGTCCACCTCAGTGTAAAGACGCACCTCGGCCGACGACGTCGGCGAGTTGTTGTCGGCGCGGAGCTCCAACCGGCACCACGCGCCGAGAGGAATGGCCACGTCCTGCCACGTGACAAGAGTCGTGTCGCCGGTGGCGTCGTCGTAGTGGTACAGCTCCACATCGGTGGAACCGTCCGGGTACACAGTCGCGTAGGCGGTCCACTCGTAGTAGGCGGC